ACTTCCATTAGATTCGGTTATTATGAATGAAGTTTGTACTTCTAAAAATAAACTTACTCTAGAAGATGAGATTGCTTATATTAATAAAGGGGCTGGAGACGCAGTTGAGCATAAAGAATACTTCCTAGATGAAGTAGAAAAGTTTGCTAAAGAAGAGTCAATGAAGCTTGCTATTACCGATAGTATTGGTCACCTTAAGGAAGGCAACTATGGTAAAATTGAAGAACTTGTAAAGGGTGCGCTAACAGTAAACAGAAATGTAGATACTGGACACACATATTTCACAGATTACAAGCAACGCTTCTTAGATGAACTAGATAGAAGTAAAAGGGATATATTCGCTACTACATTCAAATCTCTAAACGATCCTCTTGAGGGAGGAAGTGAACGAGGTGAGATTCTAATGGTAGCTGCTCCCGGTGGAGTTGGCAAATCTATTGCTATGGTAAATCAAGGTGTAACTTCCTTGATTGAGGGCAGAAAGGTTTTATATATTACATTGGAAATGAGTGAGTCTAGAGTTGCCAAAAGGTTTGACTCAATGCTAACTCTAGTACCACAAGATAAGCTTAAATCCGAGGTACTTAAAGTAGAAAGACGATTGGAAACAGTAGCAGAGAAGTTTGGTCCTAATGCTCTTAGGATTAAAAGGTTCCAACCTTATCAAATAGACGCTAATACGATCAAGGCCTTATTAACCAACCTTAAGAATTACGATAACTTTATCCCAGACGTAGTTATCGTGGATTACCTTGAGCTAATGAACTGTACTATTTTAGATCTCCCTGAGTACAAATCACAGGAACGTATCGTGCATGAATTAAGATCTATTGGTATCGAGTTCAATGCATTTATGTGTACATGTACTCAAACTAACAGAGACGGTAAGAAAGTCAATATTATTACTGATGCTGAACTAGCTGACTCCTACGGTAAGATTAGAGCTTGTGATTTAGCTTATAGTCTTAATCAAACTCAAGAAGAGAAGGATCAAGGTAAAATGAGGATTTATGCAATGAAGACTAGAAATGGTGCTTCTGGATTTTTGTTTGAGATTAATATTGATTATAAGACTCTTTCGATGAAGGAAAACCCCAAAACTAAGGTAACAGATAATGAGTAAAATAACTGATATATCAGAGGTTGATATGGGGTGGGCTGTATTTATAGTTAACTTTACTAGTGAAGATTTTTTTTCTGAGGGGGATAGATGTTATGGTCTTATTGATATGGATGAATATGTAATATCCATCGACAATAGACAACATGAAGCCGCTATTAAGGAAACCTTTCTTCATGAGTTAACACATGCTATACTTAGGTCAGCAGGACTAGAGGATGAGATTTCTATGGATGAGGAACAACTAGTACATATCCTTACAAGAGGGTATCTCACTATTTCAAGGTTAAACCCTGAGCTTATAAAGCATCTACTGGTATAATAAGACATGGAGCAGATAACTATTGAAGATTTCGATTGGGACTTATACGCTGAACTTTCTAAGTCAGTTGTAACTATCGATCAGAATGATATACCTAAAGAGTTAGCAGAACAAGCTTATAGATACTCAATGTATCATGGGTTTCTAATGTCAGCTAAACATCTTTATGATTTATCCGTACACCATTTAGATCGTTTCGTAGCAGTAACGACTAAGGAAACCAGAGCAGACTGGATAGTACGAGGTAAGAAAACTACAGACAAAGCAACTGAAGCATATGTAACTGCAACTGATGAGTATAATCGGTTACATGAAGATGTAATTAAGTATAATTACAAAGTAGGACTTTTGAAAGGGCTAGTGTCTTCTTTAGAACAAAGACACAGTATGCTTGTCCAACTCTCATCAAACCAACGTTCTGAAACCAAGCTATACGCACAAAACTAATATGACTAAGATTGATCTAGCCGCACTACGCGCAAAACATGAACAACTAATCGCTGCCCAAGGTGGCGGCAACACCAACAAGGACTTCCTTGAAAACTTTCTAACTGTAAACACTAACGAAGAAACCGTAGTACGAGTACTTCCTAGTATTGATGAAGAAGTATCAAGCTTCTTTGCTGAAACAGCTATTCACCGTATTCCTAAGGATTATAATAATCCTAAAGGGGGAGTAACTAACTATCACTGTGCAAGACTTAAAGGCGATGCCTGTCCTATCTGTGATGTTTATTATGATCTTTGGAAAACAGGTGTGAAAACTGATGAAGATCTAGCACGTAAAGTTAAGCCCGGAAAACGTTATTATCTTAACGTTTATGATCGTGCTAACAAAGGTGTAAAGATTTTCTCTACGGGAATTAAGGTATTTGATAAGATTATCTCATCAATCCTTAACACTGAAGATTACGGTGACTTCCTTGATACTGTTGAGGGACATGATTTCAAAATCGTTAAAACTCAGCAAGGAACAGACTGGCCTGATTACTCACAATCAATGGCTCGTCCTAAAGCAACTAAACTAGGCACTTCAAAAGAGATCTCTGAAATCATGGACAACCTTCATGATATTCATGGTCTTATTAAAGTTAAGCCTTATGATGAACTTAAGAAGGTAGGAATGGAAATTCGTATGCATTCTACTTTAGAGGTACAACCCTCTGAACACAAAAATTCTGAACCAGAAGAAGAAGCTTCTGATGAGGATTTCGCTAACAGACTTAAAGGATAATGAATAAATTAACAACAATATTACTCCTAGTAATCATCCCGTTACTAGGATCGTGTGCAATGATGCAATCTCTCTTTATGGGAGAAGAAGGAACTGAGGCTATGATGGTAACATCACTGTCTAATGTAAGGCCTGAAATGGTGCAAGAAGCTGGAGTTATCCCTGAGGGCGTAATTCCAGAAGAAGCTATTAAGGTTTTTGGGGATAGTATTTTTGTACTAACTCCTGAGAGTTCTTTGATTGATCCTTCTTTAGGATTTGTACTTATTCCCGGTGAAGAAGGCTTTACTAAAGAGGGGATTTGGGACAGTATTATGACTGTGGGTAAAGTAGCTATTCCAGGCTTTGCGGCTTGGGAAGGTGTACTAGCCCTATTCTCTCCTCGTAAGAGGAAGCATTATGGTACTGTAAAGAAGGCTGTTCTTCCTTGGAACTCAACTACGGTTGCTGAAGGAATTAAAGCTCTTGGTAAGGCTATAGGTACTATGCACTCAAGCACTGAGAGTGAAAAGGCAGCAAATGACTCTACTCTTGTAGTTTCTGAAGAAATGCCCAAAAAGACTGAACCAATTAACGGTTAATATAAATCCCTTTGGTATAATAAGATATACCAAAGGGATTTTTTATGCAAACAAATAAGTGGAAGAATAGAGTAGGATTTTTTGAAAACAAACGTAAATTAAATATTCTAGCTATCAAGGCTAATGATGGAGGCTGCGCTCAGTACAGACTCATTCAACCACTAAGTAAACTAGCTGAGTTATATCCTGATGTAGTAGAAGTTAAAATTGTAACTAACCCGTTAGATATTGACCTAAAGACAGGAACTAAAATTCCTGACTTTGATTACGCAGACTTCAAATGGGCTGATGTTGTTATGACCAATAATATTTCAAACTTCGGTGGCCCGTTTACTGCTAGATTATGTGGGGTAGCCAAAGAATATGGTTGCCTTTTTCACTTTGATACGGACGATCTTTTGACTGAATTATACTCCGGTCATAGATTAGAGAAGGTTTACGAAGAGAAGAAACTATCAGAGATTACAGCGTGGATCTATAGCAAATCAGATCTAGTAACTGTAACTCAAAGAAAGTTTGCAAAGAATATACAAGAACATGTGGGAAGAGTATTAGCGGTAGTTAAAAATTCTATTGACTATAACTTACCTTGCTGGAATAACGATAAAATAATCAAGCCCAAAAAGAATATTACTAGGATCGGATGGGTTGGAGGAATTCACCATACCGAAGACCTAAAAGAGTTTTCTGCTGTACCTGCAATGGTAAATCAGAGAGCAGGAAGAGAGAATGCACAATGGGGATTCTATGGAAGACCCGGAATGCCTAAGGATGGAGTAAAAGACTGGCAACAAGACACTTGGGATGATTATCAAAACTTACTCCTAAGCGGTTTTAAAGGAGCTAGAAACTGGAATATTTATCAAGCATTACCTATTGATATGTACGGTGGAATGTACGCTAATATTGATGTAAGTATTGCCCCTCTCCAGAACAATAAATTTAACAATTCAAAATCTGATATTAAAGTATCTGAGTGTGGTCGATATGGTGTACCCCTTGTAGCATCTAACGTAGGCTGTTATGACGAGACTATTATCAACGGGCAGACAGGATACCTGATTGAGCCTGATGCTCCCCGTACAGAGTGGGTGAAAGTGCTTTCTTCACTTGTAAAGAACCCTCAAAAGGTGGCTCGCATGGGAGCTAACCTCAAGCAGATTACAGACGAACAATTTGACCTAAATAAAGTAGTTTATAAGAGATTGGATCTCTATGAACAAGTATTTAATCAGCTTAAAGACGCAACCGATATCGTAGTAAAATGAACAACGTAACAGTCATAATCAAGACCATTGGAAGACCTACTGTAAAAAATGCTGCTAGATCCTCTATTAGAGAAGGGTTTAAAACTATTGTAGTATGCGATGGGAGGGAAAACTTTAACTCATATGTTGATTATATGAAGGAGGAGGTTAGTTCTTCCGTAGAAACTATTATCTTACCTCACCAATGGGGCGGTTATGGTTTCATGGCAGGTAATGTGGGAGTAGCAATGGCTGATGCTGAGTACGTTGCATTTTTAGATGATGATGATGAGTTTATTGAAGGTGCTGGTAATATACTTAGAAAACAATTAGAAAATATTAATGGCCCTGATATTCTTATTCCTGGTATTAGATTCAAAGACCCTATAACTCTTAATATTAACGGAGTACAAAGGGTTTCTAATGATTTATGTATGGACGGTACATTAGGAGTAGTTTTAGGTAATGTAGCAATGGCTATTTATAGAAAAGAGTTATTTAAACACCGTCCATTCAAAACCGAACCTAATCCTGATTACTCTGACTTTACACATGTATATGATTGCTGGAAAGACGGAGCTTCAGTAACTTGGTTAGGAGAAGTATTATATCTGGTAAGACCAGAATCAAACGGAAGTAATGGAAGAGGAAAAAATGAATAATAGTAAAATAGCTATAGTACTCCCTACTAGAAATAGACCTGACCTCTTAGATAGATTTATTTCCTCGGTATATAATACAGTCTCTAATGAGGAAGTTATTAAGTTTTATCTCTATGTAGATGAAGATGATTGCCTAACACCCACCATAATACCTACTCTAAACGAAAGGTATAAAGATAAGATCTTTGTATACACTGGTCCAAGAATAATCCTATCCGCAACTGTAAACATGCTAATACCTTTTATTAAAGAGGATATCATATTTTGTGGTGGAGACGATCTTATTTTTAGAACTGATAATTGGGACCAAATGGTTATCTCTAAGTTTGATGAGAGTGAAGATAAAATAGTTTTAGCCTATGGGGATGATTTAAATCAAAAAGAGTTAGCTACCCACCCCATACTCCATAGACGATGGATAGAGGCTTTAGGGTATATTACACCTCCTTACTTCTCCTCTGATTACTCTGATACTTGGCTAACCGAACTAGCGGACAAGCTAGGAAGAAAGTATAAATTGGATTTTGTAAACGAACACATGCATTTTACTATAGGAAAATCTCCTATAGATATAACGTATTTAGAAAATAGAAATAGGTTTAGCAAGGATAAACCTTATGAAATATACCAAAACCTACTACCAAGACGAGAAGAGGATTTGGAAAAGTTAGAAAAACTAAAAGGAACTATATATGAAAAATAACACAGATAGAAAGTACTTACCAACATTATCCGAATTAATTGATAGACTATCCATCGCCCAACTTAAAGAGGTATTCATCACTGAGCATAAGGATGAATATTCACAAGAGATCCAAGATATCTTACATGATATACAGCTAGTAATAGATAACGAGTCTGCTAAAATTACTTCAGAGGTTATTAGGGCTATAGTTGTATTATCACAAATGAATTTACATATTTGGCACAACGAATCAAACTATAGAAAGGGTATCGGTGAAGGAAATGACTTAGAGTTAACTCATGGACTAAACGGTATTAGAAATACAGCTAAGAATAAGGTTCAAGAGATTGTTGGTGGAAGAAAGGACTACAAGATTGATTGCCTTGCTGCTGATTTTAAAGATTGGGAGATTAGTTGGAATGGGTAAGGAAAAGACATTTACAGACTATTACCAATATTATTTAACATTACATCAGAATAAGGTAAATAGGTGGCTTCATGTTGTAGGGCAAGCAACTACATTAACGGTACTATGGTATATCATCACAATACAAACGTGGATACTGTTGCCGATTGTGCCTTTTGTTATTTATCCTTTCGCATGGATTGGACACCTGTACTTTGAAAAAAATACTCCCGCAGCTTGGTCGCATCCTCTTTGGGCTAAAGCTTGTGACTGGGTGATGCTAAAAGATATACTAACGGGCAAGCTAAAGTGAGTGTGTTAGTTATATATAATAATAT